AATTGTATCTTTGTGATATTCTCTTCAGTGTATAGTTTTGGTATTCCATCCTTCTGGTATCCGATCTGTAGAGTGATAGATTTAATGAATAATTGGTTTCGCTCCATGTCGTCTGTCATCATCAACTCTTTAGATGAAAAATCTACTAATTCGAAGAATGGAATAGTGAGTGAATCGAACGAAGCTAACATAGCACTCTCCAATACTTCTTGTATGAGTACGCATTCCAGAGAGTTTCCAGATGTGATCATTATATCAAACGTAGAGTTGAACGTCTTTCTTGCTGTACTGCTTATCGTAGACGGGATTGGAATATCATTAATGTCTAATCCTACTGATTCGTTTATTACGATCTGATCGTCAAAGAAGCCTATACCATCGAACGAACCTTTGTTCTTGGCAGGTTCTCTGACATGTATAGTTGGTAGTCCTGCTCTTGAACGGTCGAACATCAATCTAGTAGCTAGTTGACGACTATCGTCTCCATCTCTAGTGAATATAGCTACTCCGTTCTGGTAAAAATCCCATCCGTCTTCTATATTGTCACTTAGAACCCTATATAGGAATGATTTTGTCTTGTCTGTCTTTGTGTCGTAATCTGTCTTTACAAACTCTATCAGTAGATCTACAAACTTCTTTACTTTTAGTATAGGTATAGTTGCCATTAATCAATTCTTATAGTTAAACAACTTGTGTTATCTCTAAAATAAACAAAATATTCTTTACAATCTGTCGTAATATATGAATATCCCCACATTTTAAGCGAATTTCATTGTTAAAAACTGATCTACTGATTGATCTACTATATAATCTAAACGAAGCTCTGAGAGTGATCGTTAAATAAAAATTACTTCTTCCAATTCTTTGATACTACCTTTAATACATTCCAATTTAATAATATCTTCTTTTGAAAAACTATCATAATTCTTAACAAATAGTTTTTTAACATGTACTCCTATAATTGGACTATTTACGTTTAAATATTTGCAATTATCAATATCCAAATAATCACTACAAGTATTAATAACAACATTCTTTTTCATAATTTATGCGAATTTCATTGTTAAAAATTTATCTATTGATTCATCAACTATATAATTAAAATTAACTTCTGAGAGTGATCTTTCCATCAATTTCAATGGTTCGAATCCGGGATGTTGCCAACTGTTAGCTTCGCTCTTATCTGATACTCTACGGAATGTGAAATATCCTCCTCTGTTCTCTTTCTCAGTTGAGCTTATGTCTGTTCTGTGTAATCCTTCGTAGATAGCAGCTCTATGAACATATCCTACTTTACTTGTTCTTACATCTCTGTATTGACTAGGAAGGTCTGATAATTTAAGTGGTCTCCCTACAGTCTTTACGAGCTTCTCAATCTCTTTTGGCATCTGGTTAGAGAATATCATAGATTCTGCAACTGCTTCGCTTGTGGCGTGTCTGAATGGTACTGTCAAATACCAATGTTCCTGTTTATCTTTTAAAGAAGAATACCAATGTCTTTTAGAACTATTTTCAAACCCTTCTTTAATATCCCAAGCACTTGCTCCGTCTTCTAACATCATTGCCAACTTACTCTTTGTTGGTGTCATTCCAAACACCATTGAGAAATCATCGGGCTGCTCTGTGAATATCGCCCTTCTGTATTCTGAACGAGTAGAATGTAAAGAACTGTCTATGTTTCTCTCCCATACTCTCATGTACTCGTCTGATATGTTGCTAAGAACATATCTTGACATAGATTTAACTTCATTCTCGTCGAGAAAGAATTCGTCTATGACACCAGATAGATCAATAATTACAGGAGGAAGCATTTATTTATTTTTGACACCAACTTCTTCATCAGAATACTCTTTATCTGAAAGTTTTGAAGCTAATTTATGATGTTTATTACTTTCTTCTATATGTTTATTGAACTTTTTAGTTCTTTCACTTATTGAAAGGTTTTTATTTTCTCCTTTCATATTAGAAGTATGTAGAGCTCTAGCTTCTTCGTCTTCTCCTTCTGAAATGTGTTGTTTTTTGGTAAGTCCATGTTCTGAAACCTCTGTCCATTTACCATTTAATTGTTTCTTGAATTTCTTTCCGTTCCAAATATGAATTTCGCCAATCGATGCAGATTTAGCTTTCTCAATGTCGTTTCCTAAAGACTTCTGAATGTGTTCCTGTTGTGCTTTCTGGATGCTGTTGCATCTATCTTGTAACCAATCTCCCATGACTGTATGTTTTTAAATTATTTCGAATTTACTATATTTCTTCGATATTTTGCTTAGGTCTATTGAATCTCCTAAGAATTCTATTTTGAACATTAAACTAACTTGAAAGTTAGAAATTGAATTTATACCTCTCAAAAATGACAAAATTGAAGCTATACAACCAAAATTCTTAAATATCTGAATATTTTCTCTACTTTTATTTATGGCAGCATAGTAGTAATCTTTGCCATCTTTTGATCTGTAATCTGATTCAATAATATTCATCTCGATAGTTTTTAAGTTTGATAATACAAAATTAATAAAATAAATCGAATATAAAAACTTTTTATATAAAATTTTTACAAATATGAGTTATCTATTATCCCAAGTCCGCTATATAGTGGAGAATCGCCTGTAAGATATTGAGATTTCTGGGCGATACATTGAACTGCCATTTCTTGCATCTTGTTCTGACCGTTATCATTGACGTATGTTGTAGTCCTTACATCGTGAGGTATATCAACTACATTGTATTGGATTCTGTGATCGTAGTCTATACTGACAACTCCATTGAATCCAATAGGATAAATGATAGACGAGTCTAATTTAAGAACGTAAGGATTATCTGAGCTCACTGAGTATTTATCTGGTAATAGTTTGATAAGAGCGTGAGTCTCGTCTTTGAATATATGTACGCTGTTTATATTGCTTATAGGATAAGATGTGAATATGAACTTCTGGACTACATTGTCTATCGTTACGCTCTTGACTGTTCTTACTTCACTCAATACTGAGTATCTATCTTTAAGGATTATCTTATCCATGAACGATAGCTTGTTGACATCTCTCAATGTGGCTGCTACTGTTCCTTTGAACTCTGGAGACCAGAATTTGTATTTGGTATCCTTGTTTATAGACGTTATAATCGCTTTTGTATCGATAGGGTTAATAAATACCCATCCCAAGCCTAAACAGTTCTGACAACCGCTTAAATTCGTTGATCCAGCCTTTTTACAAGGACATTCTATTGCGTCGTAGACTATCACATTGTATCCTTGAGTCCATAATAATTCATCAAACAAATTCTTCTCAAAACGAATAGAGGGTTGATTAAGTATCGGCGCAGATGTTTGTCTTATACTAGTCATAATTAATCATTATTAAATTTCCATATAAATCCAAAAGCTTGCTTACTATTACCTCTACAACAATTAAAAACACCCATTCTGCCTAAATTAGGTATTATTCCAAGCGTTTCAATATCTTTTGCATATTCCCATTCTCTTATAAATTCATTATTTAAAGTATATTGATATACTTTTTTAATTCTTTTATCTCGCCCTACAATCTCATCTCTACGTAATTTAATACCCTTTCTTGGAGAAGTAAATCCTGTTTTTCCTTTTATCCACGAAACAATTTCACCATTTTCGCATCTCCTCTTCATTGTCTCACTTTGTTTCATTCTTTGAGCATCACTAACAGAGTGATTCATTAATGTATCAGATATTCTTTGCCTAACTTCTTTAGATCTTATTTTACCCTTTAAAGCTTTAGATCTTTTTTCTAAAACATTTTCTGGAATCTTTCTTCCTCTTAACGTTTCAGCAATTTTGTCTCTAATTTCCTTAGATATTTTATGATTTCCATCACCGCCAATAGTTGAATTTACTAAATTGAATCCCCAAGTTATAAATTGTGAAATCCAATACTGTTCATATATTTGCCAATCGTTACTTGGAACTATATCTAATATATTAAGTATGGGTTTATTGTTTGATCTTAATACACTCTTTATCCAACTAATTTTATGAGAAGTAATATTTCTTTCAGATTCTTTTAAATGACTATTAAATCTTTGTTGAGGATTATTAGATTTTCCAACATATCTTATATTTCCTTCTGGAAATTCAAGAGTATATATAAAAGTCGTATCGCTCATTACATCGAAATTATGTTGACTCCTGAGTATTTAAACTTAATTCTCTTTAGTGTCTCAACTACTTCTTTTGTGTATTGATTTGTCACTCCAGAGAATAAGTGAGAGTTTGCACTTCTTGGAGTGCTTATAGATTGAGATAGTCCGTCAATACTCAGAGACGAACTTGACACACCCATGCCATTGAGCATATTCCCAAGAATAGTTAAAACTCCTATCGCTGCAAGTTTACCTACAAGATTTACCAATACTTGAGGTGCATTATTATAATCATATCCGGTTGAGTATTGTGTGTCCCAGTAATCTGGGATTTGACCATAACTGCGTAGTCCTATATCTCTTAGAATTCCCGTAATGATCACATCGGCATTTCCCTGAACTCCAGTTCCATATCCTGTTGGTACTAAGGAAAATTGTTTTCCAAAATCTCCATCTGCATCTTTGTGAGATTTGAACCACTGGACAGGATAAATAATTTGCTCTGCTGCTCCTAACAATCCAATCAATGAATAACACTTCTTAACAGGATACTTAGTTTGAAAATACGGAAACTTGCCATAGTAATCTTTTGAGTAGTAACTCAGAGTCTCTGTCTGTAGAAAGTTGTTGAACTTGATCTGCAAGTAGTCCTCAATCTCTTTCTGAGCTGCTTCTATCTGAAACCTTACAGCATCTAAAGACAAGTCTGTACCGTCCTTAGCGTTCGTAGGTATAGAATATATAAAAAGGCTCAGTAATTCTGAGGGAGAAAATACCAAGCCTTCATTCTTTCTATATTTTATCTTGTAACTAATGGTAGGCATTATTCAGCCACATTAAGTATAAGCTCGATTAAACCTTTCTTATCGATAGTCAATGTTGGTTCTTCAACAGATTCTTCTTGTCCTTTTTTAGCTTTTTTAGCTTCTTTCTTATATGGAGTTAAGTCTATGCCTAATTTTTCGCACATATCTTGAAGTTCTGAGATGTCTAAAAGAGCGAGTTCAAATTTGTAATCTAACTGTTCTTTCTCTTTTAACCAGAATTCAGTCTTGTTAGTAAGGTCGTTTTCAAGATCAGTTTTCTCTTTTACAACCTTTCCCATCTCTTCTCTGATCTGGTTGTTCTCCAGTTCTTTCTCTTTGATAGTAGTCACTCTGGACTCGTCCATCTTTCTCAGTTTTGCAACTTGTTCTTGAAGATCTTCGATAGTAGCATCTTTAAATAGAGATTCTTGATCTACTTCTTTGACTTCTTTCTTAATGTCTTTTTTATCTTTTGAGTACCAATCTGGTGCATATTTGATAACTTGTTTTCCAAAATCATCTTCAACTTCTGCACATCCCACTCTGTCGAATGTAACCTCTTTATTGAGGATCATCAAAGTTCTACTGAATTGAGCAATCTCACTTGTATATAGTTTCATAATCAAATTTTAAAGTTAAAAAGGAGAGTACCGTATTTCAGATACTCTCCGTATATTATATCAACGTGAATTATGCAGGTTGAATATCGCCTAAGTTGACGATGCGGATGATCTTAGTTGGCATATATACTGCTGGAGTACCGTAGTTCAATACCATGAAACGTTTAGATGGGCTGGTGATAGCCAAATCCATTTTCATGATAGGAGCTAATTGCAAGTATTCCAAGTATTCAGGATCGATAACAGATACCAAAGCAGATTGTGCTCCAGGAATCCATAAGTTACGATCACGCACTACACCAGCAGAACCAGAACCATCGTAACCAGCAGCTAATTCAGTTGCAGAAACTTCGAATACTGGGAAGAACGCATTAGGATCAGTATAAGCAGCCTGATTCTTTTTGGTTTTGTAGATAGTGTAAGATTCAGCAGCGTATGCACCAGCACCCGCAGCGAATTTAAGATCTACAGCATCAGTTGCGTTTGCAACAGTAGAAGCAGTTGTTTTCAATAGAGTCATTGCAGATTCTCCGTAACGGTTACGAGCAGTTACTCCGTAGAAGTAAGTTCCTGTGAATCCAGAGAATTTGCTAGTTGCTACAGCAGTAACAGTATTAGTTGGAGCAGAACCGTCAGCTACAGGAGCAGCAGGAGCTTTACTATGAGTTGCAGGTGAATTGTAGTTCTTAGCAACTTTACGATCGAAGAAGATGTCGTTCATGATATCGATAGCACCGAACTGAGTATCGATCTTACTTACAGACTGACCAGTAGTAGCGTTAACGATAGCTCCTGGTTGACCAACCATGAAACGTTTCAAACCGCCGAACTGTTTAACGTAGTTGTTGAAGATAGTTGGAGAACCAACAATTTTATCAACGTAACCGAAGTTAGTGTTAACAGCAGCGTTTGTAGCGTCCTGTACCAGATCGTCAGTTAAGATCTTGCCACGTGCATCGATAACTTGTGAACTGGCAAAGTATTTGTCCAGATTAGAGTTACCTACTTCTTCTGCTTCGAAGTGCTGTTGGAAGATACCGTCGAACTCGGTCGAAACCATCTTAGAGTTAGCTGTTGCCAATTGTTTATCGATAAAACGCATTAACAACATAGTCTTGTTCTGGATCTCACGAGCCCAGTTGTTGATACCGTCAGCGTTGCGAACCAACATTGCTGGATGAGTTACTTCACCAGAAAATCCAAGATATTTGATCAACGCAGATTTCCTGCGGTAAGTAGGGTCAGAGAATTGAGGAGCTTCACCTTCTAAGTTGAAACCACCAGCATCGTTACCATAGTCCAACTGTTGGTTGTATTCGTGAACAGTATTATAGACAGAGTTCTTGTTGAGAGATTTCCAGAGAACGATATGTTTCTCAGTATTTGTCAACAAACGAACCATTGCATCAAGAGATTCGGTCTTCAAAGACCCACCAGTATTCTGTACATTGTTATAGTCACGACCAGTCTGACTGCCCGCAATAACTGCTTTTACTAACTCGTCAGATACACCACCCAATACTTGTGAGTAGTCATCGATCGAACTTGGCATGCTATTATAAATATCCATATTCTATTTGATTTTTATATTGTTTTCGAAATTGTTATTCTCCTGCTTGTTCTCTGAAAATATATCCAGATTTATTGAGCATCATTACTGCTCTCTCAGACAATTGACCAGATCCCTGATAATTGATAAGATCAACTCCCATAGATTTCTTTAGATCGTCATCAGTAGATTTCTCAATCACTGAGAACATAGCTTCTGAGATTGCATCTCTGTTAGTAGAAGCTAATACTACTTTATCACCTTTAGTGTAAGGTTTGTCTCCACCTTTTTCAAGATAATTAGAGTAACGTACTCCTTTTGCTCCTTGTGAGTTAGATCCGATAGCATCTACTGATTTGTAGATGTCGTCACTCTGCGACTTAATAAGATCCAATTCTGATTTAAGACTTTCGACTGTAGATACCAAAGATTTCAGTAAGTCGTTGTCTTGAGACTTATTGATCGCTTTAGTGAGTTTCTTCATATCTTTGCGAAGAGATTTAAAAATGTCTTGTTTTTGAGATTTCTCAGCAGCTTCTCCAGCTTCAGCAGTCTTCTCAGATTTGTCCATTTTTTTGTCTTCTTCTTCAGATTCTTTCTTTTCTTCTTTTTTATCTTCTTCTTTGTCCTCTTTTTTATCTTCTGCACTATCTTCCTCTTCTGAGGACTCTTCTGCTTTATTGATAAGATCGAGAATCTCAGATTCAGACATTCCAAGCTCAGAAGCAAGAGACTTTACAATCTCCTCTTGATTCTTTTTATCTTTTTTAGACATTTTGAAATTTCTTTTATTACGGCGAGATAATGTCAGAATACTGACGGCGAGTTTTGATGAGATAAAATTATAAATAATTTATCAGATATAAAAACTTTTTATCAAATTATATGCTTTTTCTGGAGAAATTTTACCAGACCTCAAACTCTTAGCGATTATGTTCTTTACTTTACCATCCAACTCTTCTCTTCTCAATGGTTTAGCAGATTCAATGGTGACAGCCTTTTCTTCCTCTTTCTCCTCAACTTTGAAATCTTTTGTGACTCCATAGTTCTTTCCTCCTTTTGAGAACTCGAACATATAGGTTGCCTTTGGGCTCTCTACTTCTGGTTTCACAAAGTCTTCTTTCTGTTCTCCTTTTACTATGTCGAAATATGAATTCTTACAGACAGGAGTCATTGTCACAGCCAAATGGTTGATTTTAGCTTTTGTTACTCTCTTTTTATTCAAAGGATGTCTCTCTAAAGCTTTACCTTCTATAGAGAATCCTGGTTTGCGAGTCGATCCACTAGCTTTCATAATCAGACAAGTGTCCCAAAAATTACGTGCTAATTGAGACGCTTTCCATAGTTTAGCTTTGACAAAGAATTTATTATTTTTAACATTCCCATCTAATGGCTCTCCGATCCAGTATGCTGGATCGCCCTTACGAGTGGTAAAATGCTCCAAATTGATAAGTCCGCTCTTCAAAAAGTCGTCTATCTGAAAGCCGTTTGGCTCCATTATCTCCCCATCAGAGTCTTTACTTTCGTCACTAGCCAATCCTTCGATAATCATATTATCGTATTTATCGTCTCCTTTAGCAGACTTGGCTGCCTTATATATATCGTCTGGTATATCTACGTCTACGAAAAAATTAAATTCGTTACTCATTTGTTTTATTTTCTTTGTTAGCCTCGTCTTCCATTTTTGCAAGTCTTGAGTAGTAATCTTTTATCTCATAAACGTGGTCTCTTGCAATCTCAGCAGCTTTAGTTGGGTCGTCTGTATGCTCCATCTCTACTTTTACTCCTTTTTTGATCTGTTTGGTTATCTTCTTTATAGATACTCCATGTTTATCTGCTATCTGTTCTATAGTCATGTTGTCTGATAGCCCTCCTTTGATATGATCTTTTGCTTTTTCAAGATCTATTTCTTCAGATTTTTGAGTATCTTTTTTTATATTATTTCTTTTAACTTCTTTTATAGAATTTTTTCTAAAGGCTACTATCTCGTCTCCTCTATTTTTAGCTCCACTCCACCATCCATTTTTTCTTTCGGCAACTATGCCGTCGTAACCCAAATCTTCTAAATTATCTCTCAGCAATTTAGAAGATTCTTGGATAGATAATCCCTTTGGCAATTTATCCGCCTCTTCTCCCCAAATTTTTGGATCTCTAAGAGGATTTTTTAATTCTACTTTGACCCTTAAAATATCTTTATTTGAAGGATAATTTTTTAAACTTTCACTATCTGGTGAAAATGAAAAACCTTGTCCCATAAAAGCTACTTTAATTTTATCTTCATCAAATCCAAATTTTAAAATATCATCACCATTATTTGTTGCATGATAAACGTAATCGTTAAATTCATTTTTCTTTTCAATATCTTTTTTATAAAGACCTCTTTCTTTCATTTTTTTAGAGAAATCTCTCCCGGCATCTGAATACACACCGGTGTCTTCAATATCGTATCCGTCTTTAATTTGTTGAGCTATTTTTTTCACTAAATATGTCCCAACTCCTTTATTCTTTAATTCATCATCAACATGAATCTTTGTTAATATAAATTTTTTCTTATCTTTATCATAAGATCCGGTTACATAAGCACTTTTACCAGAAATTGACATTTTTTCTCCATTTTCTTTACGAGTCATCTCAATAGGAAAGTCTATTTTTAGAGTAATTCTAGCATTTGTAACTTTATCTGGATTTTCTAATTGATCAAACACTACTTTTGGTTTTGCTTGTTTAAAAGACACTTTATCACTATAATCTTTATCGAATCTTTCATCTTCAAATTTAATATTCTTTATTTTATTAAAATCTGTATCGTTTACACTTTCTTTCTTTGCTTCAGTTTTATCATCTTTTTTATCCTTCGCTTTCTCTTCACTCTCTCTTCTCTGCAACTCTTCGTGAGCAACTTGTCTCACTTCTGGATCTGGTGATTGTTTCACTGCATTAGTAAGGGCTGTTTCTGACGTGTTTTTAGCGGATTCTTGCAACTCTTTCTTAGATGGCTTATTATCTACACCTTCTTGCTGTTTGGCTTCTCTATTCCCGTTAGATTCAGGTTTTGCAGTCCCAGTTTTATCTTTACTGACCAACTTCCAATCTTGATCCTTATTCCCTGTTTCAGAAACTTTCCTATACTTTTTGCCATCTTTGTGAGTTACTACTGTTCCTATCTGTTGTTTCTTCCATGCTTTCTCTAATAGAATGGAATATTGTGTTTCGTTTATGATCTTATCTTCAAAAGCTTTATTTAGATCTGATATAATCGATTTTTCAGTATCGTCCTCATCTCTAATATCTATAGCTTTTAAATTACCAATTTTATCGTATCCAAAATTTCTTGAATGAATATCTTTCATATTTAGAGTTAATACTATATTTTTAACTCTATCTAGCATATCTCTACCAGCATCTGTAGTTATTTTATCTAAAAGATTCTTATATTCTTTAGGATTTGAAAAAGTTTTCAGTCCCCAGTTGTGAATATATCCTCTATCTTTATTGATTAATTTTTCAAAATCTTGAGTTGCTTTATCTACATCTAATTTTTCTAAAACTACATAATCTTCGTTAATTTCATACACTTTTGGAGAATATTCAGGATTCTTTTTAAATATTCTAGCTTCAGTTACTGCCCCATTACCCGTTTTAACTATCCTATTTTTATAATTTTTTAAATCATAAACTTGTTTAAAAGAACCCTTTCTTTGATTTATTAATTGTTCGTCGTATATATAATTCCACCCTCCCTTCCCGTCAGGTTCTTTTCTAATATATTTGTGTTGTTGTGCTTTCTCAATATCATTCTCCTCTGATTTATCAACTATATCATATAGATCATAGTTCTCTGGAAGGTATTTCTCTATGTCTTTCTCGAAGTCTTTTATCTTATTCAGTTTTAAGACTTCTTCTTTGACTGTGTTATATCCCTCTTCGATCATTACAGACGTTCTGTGATGTCCATTGAATAGATAATAGTTATCATTAAACTTCAATAATTGTATCTTAGATGTCTTAAAATGGTCGTTATCCATCTTCTCTTCCATTATCTTCTTAGATACATATTTCTGAGTAGGAATGATGTCGTCTATATCTACTTCTTTGAGTTTTGATTCTTTTGAAAACGTATCATCGAACTCTTTCTTTATCTTTACTTCCCACTTATTATATAGATATTTCTTAACTGCTTCGTAAAAGATCTTATATTTGTCTTCAAATTTATTCTCAAAGAATTTATCTACTGCGATATCGTCTTCTGTTTTCTTATTTTTAAAAGACTCTGCTTTTTCTATTTCATTCTCTCTACTATTTGTCTTTTCATCTCCTGAATTGAACAAGGATTTTTCAACATTTGTTCTACGGCTTTCACCGCTTCTATATTCCTTTTTTGATGATAATTGTTTAGAGCACTCTTCTTCTTTTTCATTATTATATTTAATTTTAGCTTTCTCCAATATATTACCTATAAGAGCTTCGTACACTTTCTCGTTGATCAATCTGCTCTCTAACGACTTCTTAATAGTAATGATCTGGTGTTTAACAGGGAACAACATCTTTATGATATTATCTCTCATATTGTCCATCATCAGATACTTGTCTAACTCTTTAGGGTCACACCATTCATAAGACCAAATCTCTTCTTCTTGTAGAACTGGTTCTGTATCTTTAATGTCTGATCTGAAATAGTGAATGCATACATCTTCGTTCTCATATTCGCCTATCTCAACAACTTCTTCTGATTTTATTCCAGCTTCTTCTAAAAGCTCTCTCTTTGCAGCAGTCTCGAAATCTTCTCCCTGATCTACGTGTCCTCCCGGAAGTGTATAATATCCCGGATTAAAATCTACTATTTCAGAACGTTTAAGTAGAAGGAGTTCTCCCTTATCGTTGAATACTAGATTGTCTGCGTAACTTACTTTCTTTTTAGATATTGCTTTAATAAGTGTATCGCAAGTATTAAGATCAATATCATTGCTCCTATATTTAGAAAGAATCGATTTGAATTTTCTGTTTTCTTTCTCTTTTTCTACGAGATTTAAGAACTCATCATCTCCTTTGATAAGATTATTCATACTCTTCTCGATAACGTCTCTACGACGCTTTAAATCGCCAATTTCGAAGATATGAGACGATACAAAGTTATCGTATCTTTCGTCTACAGATTTTCTGATCTCTTGATCTGTCTCTGATTTCATTATCGAATCTCTTACAGTCTTTCTCTCTGAAAATAAATCAGCCAATTCGTCTATATCAGACTTTATGATCTGTTTTTCGTTCTCAAGCTCTATATACTTGTCGATCTTGATCTGTATTCTCTTGGTCTTATTTTGGAAAAATTCAAACATCTTTGATAAAATCTGTAACATATTGCGATATTTTAATCTCTTTCATCTCTGCTATTCTCATTGACATCAACTCTATCTTCAAAGCTAACGACATACAATCTGTAATCTTGTTACTTACACTCACTTTTAAAGCTATCTCATTCTTGAATTCTTTCTTCTTAGCTATGTCTAAAAGAGTCTTGAAGTTAGAAGTCTTTTTAATTAGCCTATCGCTAACTATATCTAGCCACTTTAAGACATCTGTCTTATCTGAGACTATATAGTTAGATAAAGAGTCATTATCGAGACAGAACTCTAACGAATTCACTTTATCTCTTAAATCTAATACGCGATCACTTGCTAGAGTCAATTTTATTATCTCTTTTGTTTTGTATCTTTTTCCTTATGCTCTTATAACAATCTTGTATAAACATAGATAAGATTGTTAGAATAATGCAAGATAATATGCCCCAGAATAGACTGACAACGTTCATCTCAAATTTCCAGTTCCAATTTGTATCTGCTACATATATACCAATGCCTGTTGATGATGTTCCTGATACCACTGATCTCCACATCGTTGATATATCTACTTTGAAGAATTCTGCGATAGGTTTTAATAATTCGTCCATCTTTATTTATCGGGATTTTTATTTATTCCTACGTATGTCTCGACATTTGAACTGAATATACTATATAGTTTCTTCATTATCCCCTGCCCCATCATTCCTAACATCACTGAACTGAATTTAGTAAATTCAAAATAAGCTTTTATATCGTCCTTAAACCATAAGATAGAGAAAGCACAGACGATATTTGTTATAAATGGAATAATGTTTAGATAGATGAATTTCTTTAATTCATAATCTGGTTTTACTATCGCTTTATTGAATTCAAATAATAACCAGATAATTGTTCCAATTATAACTCCCATTACCATACCACTGAGAATGTAGCAGTTGTTCCCGATTTTACAACTTTACGCACTTTGTAGGGAAGTGGTTTACCTGTAAAAGCTGTTACTTGAGCTGCTGTGATTGTATAAGATACTCCTTCTGTTTGTCCTACTAACTCTACTACAATAACTCCTGCAGTCTCTGGAACTATATACATATATTCAGGTATGAAATCTGCAGTAACTCCAGTAGATGAGACATTGTAATCTGCAGACTGAGATGACATATTGATTATTCCAAATCCTACTGAGAAAGCATCTTCCTCGATTTGACCGAATTTGTCAACTTTCTGGATTCTATTAAATACGTTTTTAAAATACTTCATTCTATCCTATTATAAATAGTTGCACAATTATTTTGATATAAAAATATAAAAATATTCTCAAATATAAAAATTATACTTGAAATACTTTACTTCCGACTGTGATAGTTATCTTACTCTTTCTATCTATTTTTCTTTCATATTTCTCTGGCCAGTCGAACATCTGTTTTTCATTATTCCAAATAGTTCCTTCTGGAATATGATATAGTTGACATCGGCAATAGGGGTGAGTTGATTCGATAACTGCTTTCCATTCATCAACTCTCCTTCCGATATTTGAACCATTCTCTAAAAGCTGTTTTAATGTATAAATTTTGGGTTGGCTTCCTATTCCTTGAGTTAAATATAGTTTTATACAATGACGACAGGCTTGAGCATAAACTGTCTTATAACATTTTTGTTCTAATCCAAATCTTTTTTCTATTTGTAATGCTCGTCCTAATTGAAATATAGAGTTAAGTTCTGTCTCAGCTATACGTCCATAATCTCTGTTCCAGTTTCCTGTTTGATGTCCCCAATTTGAGATTATAGTCTCTATGGATGAGCGATCTTTTATGCTTCCAGATAATTCTCTACGAATATCTTCTTCGCTTATCTGTTTTGTAAATTCATCTTTTCTCTTATCTCCGAGATTCTTTATATGCTTGTAGCTTCTGTTTATAGATATGTCATATAAAGACTTTTCTTTCTGAGTTAATGGAAAATATTGACCTGAGTCTAAATACGTCTTAAAATCGCTATAAGCTATCGAATTCGCCTGATTATCGCTCAACCAAGACGTAAGCCTTCCGAATATGAATGATTGTAGATATGGAGGATATTCTCTTGTTATCTTAGAGATGTCGAATCCAAATTTAGTTAGTATATATTTATCGTATGTAGACAATACATCCTTACCCATCTGTGTTACTACGAACATAGACGTGTGAAGATCGATAATCTCAAGAAGATTCTCTACTTGTGTTTTTGTGAAGATCAAAATTTGTATGTCTTACAATAAATCTTCTTCCAACCTAAATACATCAAGCTGAAAAAAGCTACCACGATAATTACATCTACTAACATTACTTTTAATTTAAGTTTTACCCCTTATTTCTTTATTATATTGAATTACATCGTCTTGACTAAAACTAGAAAGAGGAAAATTAATTTCTTCATAGTTTTGCACTAACTTAGAAAGGTGTTTTAATTCTTTACCTTCAATAGTTCCACCTTCAGCATCTATTATTTGTTCAATACGCTCTATTACTTTATTATATTCTTGTTCTGAAATTATCTTTTTCATATCAATTTATTAAATTGTTCATCTGTTTGAATAAGTGTTCTTGTTCTATACTCATACTCTTTGCAAAGTCTCTTTTACTCTGATCTTCATATCCGTTAATTACAAGTGGAAATCTGACGGGATCAGTTACTCTTGATTCTTTCTTTTTGAGTATAGGTCTTATATTCTTTAATTCTTCTTTCATTGTCAACTATTTAAAATTTGTATAGCTAATGAAGAGCAATCATTAGTAAGGCCATATCCTTCAATATTATTAGGATGTCCCCAATTGTCAGATGTTTGTATAAATCTACACATCTGCTCTGTTAAAAAATCGCAATCGTCATCAATTATACAATAGCTATCAACTTCGTTTAGTTCCAGCCAATCTTTTATCTCTTCTCCTCTTTCGCATCTTTCTCTAAATGGCAAGTTTGACCAACCTAACGTTTTCTTTTCTTTTTTAGATTTAAACGGAGTAATGTCTATAACTTCTCCCGGAAGATTTCTTTTTAACCACATCTCTTTCATCGTATTCAATCCAGAGAATCTCCAAGTAGATGTGATAACTATCTTAGCATTCGTTTCTTCTACAATATGACGCAAATTATCAACAAACTCTTTGTGAAATATGCTTCCAAATTCATCTCTCTGTTTAGTGCATACATTCAATACTCCGTCTATATCTAAAAATATTACTTTCATAAAGCAAATATACAACTTAATTCTGATATATAAAAACTTTTTATATAAAAATTAAAAATATTTAATAAAAACAAAATTCTACAGTAAAGATCAGTATTCCGAATGCTAAAGCAATGAATTCTTTTCCGTTCTCGTCTTGTCCTCGATATGTTGTCATTCCCAACAACATATCGTCGTAACTGTTTATATATCCGTTGATTACCATATTAATAGAATGGAAAGAATGTTTCTGAAAGTTTTGTTATTCCTATTTTGTTAAAAGTAATATCATAAATTCCAAATCCAACGTTCGCAGAAATTCTTTTACCTCGCATCCATTTTGTTTGATCTTCTATACATCCTATAGAAATAGCGTGTACGTTACGTTCGAACAATTTTACATATTTATGAGTATGTCCGCAGAACATGATATTTGGTTTGTCTCCTCCCTGTAATGATTCTAAGATCTTCTGAACTCTATATGAAAGAGCGTAAGAGCTACCATCCTCTCCATGCCACAGACGTATAGATACGTTATCATTTAGCATTATATCGCCCTCATCGTGTCCTATGAAATGGAAATTATCAAGTTGACGATCTATATCTTTTACTATGTTTGCTCCATTTGATTTTATAAACCATCTATCATGATTACCAGATATAGCATAAATAGGAGAATCTTTCCACTGTCCAAATAGATCGCACGAATAACTTTTCTGTTGATCGTATCCAAGATGAGTCAATTCATATATATGTCCAGGTCTGCGAGACATTCCTTCAGTAACGTCCCCTGCATGGCATATAAAATCTACTCTTGCTTTCTTGAACTCTTCAAAAGCTGCAAACATTCTCTGCTCATAGAACTTCTGATGTCCTATGTGAGTATCTGTCATCACTCCGATTCGTACTCGATTACCTTCAAAGTTTATATCCAACTTCTTACTCTTCTCTAATATCTGAGTTTTACCCTCTGCAATTATCTTCAACTCTGCTTCTGAATATGTCTCTAATATCTTGTTCAAATATTTAGATTGTGAGATGTTAGCTGATTCTTTGTATATATCTAATTCTTTTGCTTCTCTCAGCCTTCTTTTAAGAGTCTCTACGGTTATTCCTAAAAGTTCTGAAGCCTTTACTTCTCCATGTTTATTATATGTTTCTGAAAGATTAATATAATATTCTTT